AGGCGTAAGTGGCAATAGGCTCGGTCATCAGATCGGTGGTCCGACCTAGCGTTGCGACCAGCGCAGGGGCCTACAGCAGTCCTACGCCCAGCTACGTGATCGACTTCGCTCAGAACTACGCGATCATCAATCGTGTGAATGTGGGCGCGGTTGCCAACATCCCATCTCTGTCGGGCACGCTCAACCTGGTTGCCACTGGCCAGCGCATTGCGGGAGCAGCCAACGGCCTGATTATCCCACTCTCGGGCGTGACCTACCCGCTCACATGGCTGGTCGGCTTCATCCGCTCGACGGACAGCGGAGGCACTGAAGTTGTGGCGCTTCTTGATTCAGGCAGCGCGGCCAACATGACGCTGTACCGCATCGACGCTGCCGACCAGCTCAGGCTTCGCGTGGATGCGTCCAGCGCCAACCAGTGCAACGTTGGCGGCGGGACAATTATGACCTCAGTGCCCACCAGCCTGCAACGCGCGGCTGGACGTATCGCTGCCAACTCCGTCCAGAACTGCCGTAACGGCACACTCGGAACGGAAGACACCAGCGTCACGTTGCCGACAGATCCGACCCGCCTGATTGTGGGGGTGGACAGCGCCGGCGCCCGCACATTCGACGGCGATATTGCCTTCATCAAGATTTTCGCGGGGGCGGCAGCCAATGCCACCCTACAGGGCCTCACGTCTGGCCTAGCCTGAACACCTAACGAAAAGCGAGGCCGAGGATGGCTAACAACGCAACAGGCACGCTGGACGCAGACGGGGAGCTGTGCGGCCCGATTGGCGTCGTCAACGGCCAGCGCCTGAGCTTCCATATCGTCATCTCCGGCACGATCACCGTCTCGCTCCAGCGCCGCATCAATGGCGCGACGTTCGTGACCGTGAAGCTTCCCGACGGTGTGACGGCCGCAAGCTGGACGGCCAGCGCGTCGTTCGTGGTGGATGCGCCTGGCGATTACCAGCTGATTGCGTCTGGAACCGCTGGTGGTTCCGCCGTCTGCAACATGCTCGTGCATCGTTAACCGCCTGCAGCCCGAAGGACTTCCCCCATGCCCCGCAAGCACGTCCCAGAAAACGACCTGAATATCAGCCTGTTATCCAAGCGAGGCTCCGGCGCCACGCTGGATGCGACCGTCACTGAGCTGAACCGCGCGGCGGACGTTTCCAGCCGCCTCGTTGCCGCTGGCGGCACGCTGACGATGACTGAGGCCTCTCACGAGGGCAAGATCATTTGCCTCGATACGGCGGCTGGCAGCGTGGTCACGCTCCCCACCAGCACGGGTGGCGGGGCGATGTATCGCTTCCTCATCACCGTGACGGCGACCAGCAACAGCCACGTCATCAAGGTCGGCAACGCCACGGACGAGTTCCGGGGCTATGTCGTGCAGGACAGCGACACCGCCACGGCGCCGAACATCTGGTGGGCGGCTGACAACGATGACACCATCACCCTGAACCGCACCACGACCGGCCTTGCCGCCCAAGGCGAGTATTTTGACATCGTGGACGCCACTGCCGGCCACTTCTTCGTTCGCGGCTATTCCCAAGCGTCCGGCACAGAAGCCACGCCGTTCTCGGCTACGGTCTCGTAATCCATGGCCTATGTCCGCCCTATCGTCCGCGTCAGGGAGAACAGCCGCCGCATTGTGCGCGGAGGTCTCTGGGACGCAGAACTGGGGCGGACGGTTATCCAGGCGACGGCAGACGAGACGTTCAAGGTCAACGTGGACTTCACGGACATCCTCGACAGCGCCACCATCACAGCCGCCGTCGAAGCAGACAGCGCCACGGTAACAGCCTCGGTATCATCCGGCGTCGTCACCCTGACATGCTCCGCGATCGGCAGCGCCTCGGACGTGGATCTTACCGTCACCTTCTCGGATGGGCGAATCCAGCAGGAGTTCCTGCGTCTCAAGGATTTCCAGACGGGTGTTCGTGACGATTACGGCCCGGTCGGAGTCGTTGCATGACCGACTTCGCTAAAGAACTCGAAGGCAAGGCCTACCAGCTCTGCAACGGGCTCATTGAGCTGGACGAGTTCAAAAGCTGGTTCAGCCTCGCCATGGCCGCCAAAGCGCCAGCAGAAGCCCCCGCGCCGGCTAAGCCCGCCCGCAAGGACGGCGAGTTCTCCGACTATTACGACACAGCCTACGAGCCGATGGACGCCAGCATGGAAGCCCACCATCGCAAGCTCATGGGTGGAGGCGACCAGTGAGCCGCCGCATGACCATCACGCTAAGCGAGGATGAGCACGCAGCCCTCACCGAACTCGCCCAGATCACCGAATGGCCCATGCGCGAGATGGTTGTCGCCCTGCTCATGATCGAGGTCGCAAACCAGTTCAACGCCATGGACATCGACACGCCCCTGATGCTTCTGGACATGCCAGTCGCAGGAAACGCCTGAAAGGTGACGCCCGGCCCAAACCAAGCTACATTCCCCATGCAAACACGGGGGACAGCATGCGGATCTGGCTCAGCCTCACAGCAGCACTTGCACTCACAGCCTGCGAATCCAACGGAATGCCCAGCAAGGGCATAGGCGCCGCCCTAGATGGCTTCCAGCGCGGTTTCGGCAACGGACCGCCACCCGTCGCCCCCATCAACACAACGCCCATGCAGGCCCCGCCTGTGACCATGCAGCCCCTATCCCAGCAAGCCATGTTCACGGGCCAGTCCCAACAGGTCCAGACCGTCACCGGCCAGATGGCATGGCAATGCCAGTACAACTACGCAGGCCAGAGCTTCTACTTGCTCATGCAGACCTATTGCCCGTTCTCGGTGCCGGTTCAGTAGTAGACACCCAAAGCAACAATCTTGCTCCCGCGCGCCGAAAAGCGCCGCCGAGAGGGCATGACTTAAGCGCATAAACCCAGCGAAGTGCCACCAACACGGCCACGCACAAGCAAGAACTGCATCAAATGACCGAGGAAGCAGAGGTTGGGCCAGCCCAAAACGGTCGGCCGACAATCTTCACGCCAGAGCTGGCGGCAACCATCACCACTCGCCTCATGGCAGGTGAAAGCCTTCGCAGCATTTGCCGGGATGAGGCGATGCCTGCACGCTCAACGGTTCATCTCTGGATCGCAACAAACAACAGCTTTTCGGACCAATACGCACGGGCATGTGAAATCCGCGCTGAAGAGCTGTTCGATGAGATGTTCGACATCGCGGACAATGCGCAGAACGACTGGATGGCCAGACACGGCGAGGACGACGCTGGCTGGCAGGTCAATGGCGACAACATCCAGCGCGCACGGCTTCGCGTGGACACCCGCAAATGGGCGCTCGCCCGCATGAACTCGAAGAAGTTCGGGGACAAAGTCACGCAAGAGGTAGTCGGCAAGGATGGCGGCCCTATCGCGACCACGTCAATCGACGCCAAAAAACTCAGCAAAGCGCAACTCGAAGCGCTCGCCACAATCCGCCTACCAGCCGACCGCAGCTGACGTTCTCGCTGCTCGCCAGCATCTGGCGCGGGAAGACGTGAAGTGGTTCGCCCGGATGGTGGACATTCCCACGGTCCCGGTTTCTGGCGCAGTTGAGGAAGACAGGTTCGAGACGCTGGCGATCGATGCCCTCGCGTCGCATCACGACATCCTGCTGGAGAGGCTGCAGGATCTGGCGGACGGCAAGATACGGAACCTGATGGTTCTGATGCCGCCCGGCTCGGCCAAATCGACTTACGTGGATGTGGTGTTTGTCCCGTGGTTCATGGCGCGGCAGGAAAGGCGCAACGTCATTCTGACGAGCTACGGCTCAGACCTTGCGAGGAAGCAGGGCAGGCGAGCCCGCCAGCTGGTCCGGTCCAAGAGCTTTGGCCACCTGTTTCCGGGCGTGACTGTCTCGCAGGATTCGAGCGCGGCCGATGAGTGGAGCCTGACCAACGGCTCGGAATACATGGCGGGCGGTATCCTGTCGGGTGTGACCGGCAACCGCGCTGACCTTCTGGTGGTGGACGATCCGGTCAAGGGCCGCGAGGAGGCCGAAAGCGAGACGATCCGCAAGAAGACGCGGGACGCCTACATCGATGATCTGCAGACCCGCCTGAAGCCGGGCGGCCGCACTGTGATCATCCAGACCCGATGGCACGCCGACGACTTGGCCGGCGGCATCCTGCCTGAGAACTGGTCGGGCGAAAGCGGGATGATCCGCTGTCGTGACGGGCAAGACTGGTACGTGCTGGCAATCCCGGCAAAGGCGACGAAACGGAATGATCCGCTCGGGCGTCAGGTTGGCGAATACCTCTGGCCGGAATGGTTCGGGCCCGATCACTGGTCGAAGTTCGAGGCGAATGCGCGGACGTGGTCGAGCCTGTTCCAGCAGGTTCCGTCACCCGAGGAAGGCACCTTCTTCCAGCGCGGCTGGTTCAAGCGCCATGCCCGCAAGCCGGAAGTGATGAACGTCTACATCACCAGCGATTACGCGGTGACGGAAGGCGATGGTGATTACACAGAGCACGGCGTCTGGGGATTGGACCCCGACAACCGACTTTTCCTGCTGGACTGGTGGCACGGGCAGACGACCTCGGACGTGTGGATCGAGCGCCTGCTGGACCTGATCGAACGCTGGAAGCCGCTGTGCTGCTTTGGCGAAAAGGGCGTGATCGAGAAGGCGGTTCGTCCGCAGCTTGATCGCCGGATGATGGAACGCAGGATTTACGCGCGGATGGAATGGCTGCCGAGCATTGCGGACAAGCCGACGCGGGCGCGCGGGTTCCAGAGCCGGGCGGCAATGGGACTTGTGAGCCTGCCTGAGACGGAAGACGGAGAGCGCGTGCTGTCGCAACTGCTGACATTCCCCGCAGGCAAGCATGACGATGCCGTCGATTGCTGCTCGCTGATGGGCGCTGCGATCGACCAGGCGCACAGCGGGATTGCGATGCCGGCCAATGAACGCGCGCTGGCCCGTAGTGGATACAGTGCCCCGACCGACAACAGGGGCGCTTCATGGAGGACGTGAAGCAGCCCGCCGAGGAGTTCAAGGGCAAGGGTATCGAGGCCTATAAGCGCATGTTCTCGCGCGCTGAAGAGGCCTGCACTGAAGCCCGCAAGCTGGCGCACCGCGACCGCGACTGGCACGACAACTTCGATGACAGCCAGTGGAGCGGCGAAGAGAAGAAGATCCTGCTGGAGCGCCGGCAGCCCATCGTCACGTCCAACCGCATCAAGCGGAAGATCGGTTTCCTGTGCGGGCTGGAGCAGAAGCAGCGCACGGACCCGCGCGCATCCCCGCGCAATCCCGAGGATGAGAAGTCGGCGGAAATCGTTACCGACGTTCTGGACTTCATCGAGCAGGAAACGCGCTTCGACAACATCGCCAGCCAGTCCTTCCGCGATCTCAACATCGAGGGCATCGAAGCGGTTGAGGTGATTGTCGAGAATGGCGACAAGGTGGTGATCAACCACCTGATGTATGATGGCTTCTTCTACGATCCGCGCTCGAAAAAGCGGGATTTCTCGGATGCGCGTTATCTCGGCTATCAGGACTGGTTTGACGAGGACGAGGCGTTCGACCTGTTCCGGCAGAAGGTCGAAGACCCGAAGGAACAGGAGAAGCTCGACGCGGACCTGAAGTCAAAGCTGCAAAGCTCCTATGAGGACGGCGCGCAGGATGAGGGCTATGAGGACAAGCCTTACGATATGTGGGGCGATGAAGACCGAAACCGCATCCGCATCGCCTGCATGTACTGGCGCGGCGAAGGCGGCGTCTGGAACTACGTGTACTTCACAGGCGGCGGCATCCTCAAGGAAGGGGTGAGCCCGTACCTGGACGACAACGGCAAGCCGGATTGTGCGATCATCGCAGCCTCGGCTTACATGACGCGGAAGAACGAGCGTTATGGCTCGGTGCGCGACATGATCAGCCCGCAGTCGGAAATGAACTTCCGCCGCTCGCAGGCGCTGTTCCTGATCAAGCAGCGCCGGACATGGGCAAGGGCCAAGGGCATCCTGCCGGCCAACACGTCGGAAATCCTCGCTTCGGCTGACGCGCTGCTGATCGCGCAAGGCGTGCTGGGGCAGGACTGGGGCTTCATCGAGAGCGCACAGGAAGTCGCGCAGAATTTCGAGCTGCTTCAGGAAGCCAAGGGCGAGATTGACGTACAGGGTCCGAACGCTGGCCTTCAGGGTAGGGGCACCGAGAACCAGTCCGGCCGCGCGATCATCGCCCAGCAGGAATCGGGGCTGGCGGAAGAGAACGACCTTTTCGACACGCACAACGACTTCAAGCTGCGCATCTACCGGGCCATGTGGTTCCGGGCGAAGCAGTTCTGGACCGAGCCGAAGTATATTCGCATCACGGACAAGCCCGATGCGTTCCGGTTCATCCACCTGAACCAGCAGCAGCCTGTGGTGGACCCGATGACGGGCCAGCCGCAGATCGGGCCGGATGGCCAGCCGGTCATGCAGATGGTTCCCGGAACCGAACTGGCGAAGATGGACGCAGACATCACGCTCCATGCCGCGCCGGAATCGCTGACGCTGCAGCACGAAGAGTTCAACCAGCTGGCCGACATGGCGAAGTCTGGCGTTCCGATCCCGCCTGACGTGCTTCTGGAAGCCTCGCAGATCAGGGGCAAGGAAAAGCTGGCGGCGCGCATCAAGGAAGAGGGCGGGGCGCAAGCCAAGCTCGCACAGGCCGCGCAGCAGATCGAGCAGCTGCAAAAGACGCTGGAGCAAATGCAGGCTCAGCTTCAGAAAGCGCAGCAGATGCCGACGCCCAAGCCACTTACGCCCGTGGACATGGCCAAGGTGGAGCAGATAGGCGCCCAGACGCAGTACACGCGGATGCAGACTGAAGCACTGGCGCGCGAGACGATGACGCCGGAGCAGCCGACGCCGCCGAACCCGCTGGACGCGGCCAAGTTCGACCTCACCATGGCGCAGGGCGACGAGACGCGGGCGAGGACGGCGCAGATCATCCACGACATGAACAAGCCAGAAGCACCGGCAGAGGCGAGGCGCAACGGTGGCTGATTATCGCAGGCCGCGCACGCCACAGGGCGGCGCACATGTCCTTCATGGAACCGACAGCGACAACATTGCACGTGCGCTGTTGGTCGATGACCAGGGCCGCATGGTAACATCGGCTACGGACACCAATCCGCTCCCCGTCATCCAGACGGGCGAGGCGAGCGAGGGAAACAGCACGACGACGCCGCTGACAGGCGGGGCGACGTTCACAGGCGTTGCAGATCAATCGAACCATCCTGACGTGATGGTGTCGTGCCAGACGGACAATTCAGGGACGCTTTATTTCGACTTCAGTGTGGACGGGACGAACTGGACAACATTTCCGGTCGCCGGATTTTCTGTCGCTTCGGGGGTCCATGAGTTTCACACAGCGGTAAAAGGGCCGCGCTGGTTCAGGGTCCGTCTGGTCAACGATAGCGGCGCCCAGAGCTATCTGAGACTCGTCACGTATTACGGCACGTTCCGGCAGGCCAACCGGCCTATCGGCACGACGATTAACGACGACGACGATGCCCTTGTCACCAAGGCGATCATTTCCGGGGTGGGCGATACCAACGCCACTGTAACGGATCACAGCGCGCTACAGGTCACGGCTCCACCGGAGGGCAAAAGCGCCTTTGGCGAGCATTCGGTCGCTGAGCCGACCCCGATTGTGCAACTGAGTTTTGTCTACGGGACAAACCCCGGCCAGACGGACGCCTATGCGAATGCCTCCGGGTCTGTGACGCAGGCCAACCGGATGCTGTTGGTGTCGAGCGGAGCGGCGGCCAACTCATCTGGGGAGATGCGCTCAAAGCGCATTCTGAAATACAACGCCGGCCAGGGTGCGATGGCCCGGTTCACGGCGCTCTTCACATCGGGCGTCGCCAACTCAACGCAGATGGTTGGCACTGGAAATGAAAGCGACGGGTTTTTCTTCGGCTACAACGGGACCAGCTTTGGCGTCCTGCACAGGCGGAACGGTTCGCCTGAGATCCGCACGTTGACGGTTACGACCAAGTCCTCAACGGCTGAAAACATCACGATCACGCTGGACGGGGTCACGAAGTCGGTTGCGGTCACGAACGGCGCAGACACGACTGTTACGGCCAACCAGATTGCGGCGGCTGATTATTCCTCGACTGGCGCGGGCTGGTCGGCGCGGGCGATTGGCTCCAATGTAGAGTTCAAGAGCTGGAACGCGGCAACGCATACCGGCACTTATTCGCTCAGTGGTGCGTCTACGGCGGTTGGCACGTTTGCCCAGAATGTCGCTGGTGTGGCGCCGACCGAGACATGGATTCCGCAAGCAAGCTGGAACGGGCAGGACAAGTTCGACGGGACCGGGGTAACTGGCGTCACCCTCGATCCGACGAAGGGTAACGTCTACCAGATCAAGTATCAGTGGCTCGGTTTTGGCCTGATCACGTTCTTCGTTGAAGACCCGGACGATGGCGAACTGCACATCGTTCATAGCATTGAATACGCCAACGCGAACACGACGCCCAGTCTTGGAGACCCAAGTCTGGCCCTTTTGGCAAGGGCCGCTAATGCGTCCAACACGTCCAACGTGGTGGTCAAGTCGGCCTCTATGGCAGCCTTTATCGAGGGGCCAACCAACCTTATTGGCTATCGCCTTGGCGTCAGCAACACGAAAACGACGGTAACAACGTCTCTATTGCCGATCATCAGCGTCAGGCAGGGGCAGTATCGCAACAGTCTCGCGGTGCAGACGGTGGCAAAGATTCTTCGCGCTGCTTTGGCGGTGGAGCATACCAAGCCGATCACGATCAAGATTCTGGAGGATGCCACGCTGGTTGGCGCGAGCTGGCAGGATGTGGAAGCTGCAAGAACGGCGATTCAGTACGATACGGCGGCAACAAGCCTGACTGGCGGGCGTGAGACTTTTTCGGTCCCGCTCGGCAAGAGCAGCAACACGATTGCGGACTTTCTGGACGATTATTTCAGCTACAACCTGCAACCCGGCCGGGTGATTACTTTTGCCGCCATCGCCAACAGCGGAACCAACGGCGAGGTCAGTGTTGCGGTCAAGATGCTGGAGCGTCTGTAGGCGACGGTCCCGTGAAGAACTAGGGCGGAATGCCTTATGCTGCTGACGCTACTGCAATCGTTCGGCGGCATAGACACGCACGATGGCAAGCGGCGCAAGCCTCAGATTGTCATCGACATGGAGCAGCTGCGCCGGAAGTGGGCGCTGGAAGACGAGAATCGCAGGGAATACGCCAAGCGCCTGGAGGCTGAGAAAGCCGAACGCCGCAAGGTGCTGGCCAAGGCGATGGGCATCGAGCCCGAAGCCGACGAGCCAGAAGCGCCAAGGCTGACGATTGAAGACAAACAAGCGAGGCTGAAGGCGCTCACGGCGCTGTTGGACTATCCCAAGCCGACCCTGACGCTGACCAAGCCATCGCCTATCGCCTTCAAGGCGCGGCGTGAACGCAAGGCGATGCTGGAAGCCGACCGGAAGGCGAGGGGAGAAGCCCGCGCGTTGGCCGAACGGATACGGCAGGAGATTCGGGACTATGACGATGCAATCATCCTGCTGCTTCTGGCGGCCTAACTGATGAGCTGGACCCGCTCATTTGGCGGCGTGTTCCGCTCCCGCCGACCCTATACCATGGGATCAAGCTTCCGCCTGACGGATTACATCTATGGCGGTCTCGTCTTCACAGAGAAATCCAACATCACCCTGCGGATATCGTCCAGCAGCGCGAACAACATCAGCGTCAACGGCGGCTTCGACCTCATCCTGGTGAAGAACTGATGGCTGATCGAGACTTTCCGCTTCCCAAGAACACCAAGCCCTCTCGGTTCGCCGCAGGGGGCTTTTTCGTAGCCGCCGCCGGGCTCAATCGGGCGCACGACCGCCGCCGGGTCTTCATCGGGCGTTTGGAGCCGACAACGTGAAAGAAGGACAGACCGACTTCCTGGACGAGTTCGAGGCGCAGGATACCGCGCCGCCAGAGCCTCGCAGCGAGCCGTCGAAAGACGTGAACCGCGACGAGCAAGGCCGCTTTGCCCCCAAGGCTGAGCAGCCGGCAGAACAAGTCCAACAGGGCGTTAAACCCGATGCAGTGCAAGCTGCGCCGGAGCCGGAGCCGCCATCCGAGCAAGAAGGGTCACACGTCCCGGTTTCTGCGTTGAAGGCAGAGCGGGCGAAGCGACAGGCGCTTGAGGCCGAACTGGCCAAGTTCAAGCAGCCCAGCGCCCAGCCGCAAGTTCAACCGCAATCGCAACAGCCCCCGAAGAGCCCGGAGTTTCAGCCTCCGCAGGTCGATTGGGAGCAAGACCCGCAATACTACGTCCAGGCACAGATCCACTCGATCAAGATGGAGCAGTCGAAGTTCTTCGCTGTTCAGCAATCATCCGAGCAGGAAGTGGCCGAGGCGTGGAACGAGTTTGACGCGGCCTGCAACACAGACCCCGCGCTCTCAGCGTACTCCGAGACCCTGATCAATCACCCGCATCCGATGGGTGAAATCGTCAAGTGGCACAAGAAGCAGCAACAGCTTCGCCAGCTTGATGAAGCAGGCGGCCTCGACAAGTACCGTGAGCGCATCATCGCGGAATATCTCGCGTCCCAGCAGGGACAACAGCCCGCGCCTGTGGTGGCAGGACAACCCCAGCGTCAGACGCAACCGAAGCCTGCTGTTCCGCCGTCACTGGCGAATGGCGGGGTCGGCGCGGCAGCTCCTGAACCGACCAGCGATGAGCTGGATCTCGATGGCTTTTTCGCGGAGGCGCGCAAACCCCGAAAACGCTAGGAGAACTAAATGGCGTACACAACGACCGCCACTGAGAATACCCTCAAGAAGTGGGAAACCAACTACTTCAAGGAGTTCGTCCGCGAGTCCGGCTTCATGCCGTACATGGGCACCGGCTCCACCAATCCCTTCGTCGTCAAGAAGCAGCTGATCGAGGGCGGGCAGGTCATCTCGATCCCGCTCGTCTACGCGCTGACCGGCGACGGCAAGGGCACTGACACGCTGGTTGGTCAGGAAGAAAGCCTCGTCAACCGTGGCTACGACCTGAAGCCCTACTGGCATCGTCACGCCGTGGCGATGAAGAAGTCCGAGAAGCAGAACTCCACCATCGACCTCGCCAATGCGGCGCGCGACATGCTGAAGGTCTGGGACATGGACACGATGCGCGATGACATCATCAACGCGCTGTCGTCCGTGGTCGAAAGCTCGGGCGCCTACAACGAACTGCAGGGCCACGCCAAGGAGGTTCCGTTCTCCGAGGCCACGACCGCGCAGAAGAACACGTGGGCGGCTGCAAACCAGACGCGCATCGTTCCCGGCGCCACGCTGAACAACTACAGCGCGACGTTTGCGACGATGGCCGGCAACCTCGACACGACCAACGACACGCTCACGGTCGAGAAGATCCAGCTGATGAAGCGTCTCGCCAAGAAGCGCGACAAGACCACTGGGCAGGCGTCGGTTCGTCCGATCCGTACCGGCGAGCAGGGCCGCGAATTTTTCGTGTGCTTCGCCCACCGCTACGCCTTCCGCGATCTCGCGTCGGACATGGAAACCATCAACCTCGATGGCCGGCCGCGCAACGTGGACGACAACCCGATCTTCCAGGATGGCGACCTTCTGGTGGACGGCGTGGTCATCCGCGAAATCCCGGAGATCAACGACTACGGCGCCATCGGCGCTGCTTCCGCTACGGTTGCGCCGGTCTACTTCTGCGGCGCTCAGGCTCTGGGCATCGCGTGGGGTCAGATGCCGCGCGTCACCCGCCGCAAGGAAGACGACTACGAGTTCATCGACGGCGTTGGCACGGAGTCGCTCTACTCGGTGGAGAAGCTTCGTTACATCCCGCCGGGCGGTGCGTCGGCCGTGGACTACGGCATGATCACCGGCCTCTTCGCCACAGCTGCCGACTAATCAGGAGCAAACTCACATGGCTGCTACTCAAGCGACTGAAATGTCGGTCCCGTGCATTCACTATCTGCGCAGGGACATTGGCGAGGCGGATGAAGGCGGCGGCGCTCTCACCGTTGGCGTTCTGCCGGCTCGCGCCATCGTCGTCACTGCCGGCGTCATCGTCTCGACGGCCTTCAACGGCACGTCTCCGATCGTCCAGATCGGTACGTCGGGCGATGCTGACGGCTTTGCCACCAACCTTGCGTTGGGCACTATCGGCAACATCGTCTGGGACGAACTGGCGACGTCGAACGACCTGTATTCGACGTCTGAGGTGACCGTCACCTGCACGACGACGGCGACGGGCAACGACAGCACGGCGGGCTACGGCTCCGTCTATGTCGGGTTCATCCCGTACAACGGCAACGGCCGCGCGTCGTAAGGACTGAGGATGGCGGGGGCTTTCGGGCTCCCGCCATTTCTTCTGAAGGAGACGAGATTGAAACAGATCGAGACCCCGCAGGCCTTCGTCTACATGGCCAAGGTTCCAGCGGTGAAGACCGTCAAGGGCATTGTGTTCAAGCATGGCGTTCCGGTGTCGGTGCATGACCCCAAGGTGATCCGCCTGCTGGCGCGTCTGCCGTACATGAAGCCGGGCGCGAACGCGGAAAAGCCCGCTGCAAAGCCCGTCAAAGCCAAGGCATCCGATCCGCTGGACATTCCCGCAGACTGGAACAAGCAGCACCACAAACGCCGCAAGGCATGGGCGGGCGCTATCACGGGCGCTGTCGTGACCGAGCTTGGCGAGGCTGACCGCATCATCGCGGAGCATCTGGGCACGGCCCCGGCGCCGGCTGAAACGCAACCGCAGGCCGAGGCGTAATCCGTGGCTGACGCGACACTCGCACAGGTCCGCAACCGCACGCTGGAAAAGCTGTTCGTCCTGATTGCAGGCGAAACGGCGGATGCGGAGGACACCGAGGTTGTTGAGCGGGTGATTGTCGCGGTCAATGAAGACCTGCGCGAGAACGAAATTTGCTACTGGTCGGATTCGGCAACGCCGCAACAGCTGGTTGAGCATCTGGCGACGCTTTATGCGTGCTATCTCGCCAACGATTACATGGATGCGCAGGAAGCGGCGGCGTTCAAGCAGGACAACGAACAGAAGGCGATGTTCAAGATCCGCGAGCTGACGGCAGGCGGGCGTCGTGTGGCCACCCCAAGCAAGGGCACGTATTTCTGATGCGCTCGCCCATGGCCATGTCGGCGGCCTCGGTCCTCGTGACCGGGCTGGCCGAGAAACGCTGCTTCAATCTCTACCAGGAGCCAAACCCGAACGATCCCAGCCGGCCGTTCGTGCTGATGGAAGCTCCGGGCTCGCTCCAGCGCAATGACTACGGCGCAGCGATCCGGGGCATGTGGCAGGCCGATGGGCATGCCAGCAGCAATATTCTGGTTGCGCACGGGACGACACTGGCGACCTATGTGCCGTCATCCGACACGGCAAGCACGTTGGCAGGGACAATTCCCGGCTCTGATCGCGGCGATGCGGCGTTCACGGAAACGGAGGCGCTGTTCCTGTTCGACGGGAAGCCCTGCTATTCGGATGGCACGACAATCAGGCGCGCGACCGATGGCGTGCTGGATGATCCTGTTCTGGCCATCGGTTCGACGCCAGCCAACGTGGCGACAGGCGCGTTTGACTATTCGATCAACGGCACGACCTACAGCAAGACGGCTGTGGTTGCAGGTACGGCGCCCGGTAACGATGTGATCCCGCTGGGCCTTTATGGCGCCGTGGCGCTGGACATCGATACGGCTGGGACAATTACGGCGGTAGAGGCGACAGGGAACGCCACGGGCTATGCCTCTGCGGCTCTTGCGCGTGCGGGCGTCCCTGCGGTGGCGGTTGCGCATATCCGCATCGGCTATGTGACGGCGACCAAATCGGACGGGGCTTTCACGTTCGGCACGACAGCGCTCAACGCGGCCAATACGACGGTTGCCTACACTGACAGCGATGTGAACACCGGCTTTACCGACCTGCTGACGGATCATGAGCAGAGTGGGTTTACCAGTGTCGCGACGCTCGGGCAGCGCGGCATCCTCACTTACGGCAGCCGGTTCTGCTACACAGACGTTCTGGCAATGAACTCCACGAACGCGCTGAGCTATTACACGGCGGAAAGCTCGTCTGATGCGCTGGTGGCGGCTCGGGTAGTTGGGGAAGTCCTCTACCTGTTCGGCACGAAGACCATCGAGGCATGGTCGCAGACTGGCGATGCAGACGATCCATTCTCGCTCCAGCCCGGCATGACGCAGCAGGTGGGCTGTGCATGTCGCGATGGCATCGTCAGGGCGGACAACACGCTGCTGTTCGTGGATGAGGCCTATAACGTCCGCAGGTTGGGTTCCGGGGCGTCGTCCATCGTCTCGGAGCCGTGGGTTGCCGACCTTCTGGCAGGCGCAGGATCGGCGGACATCATCGGGTTCACCTATCAGGACCGGGGCCATATCTTCTGCGGCTGGCGCACGTCGGATGGCTGCGTTGTCTATGACAGCCTGACCCAGCTCTGGCACACGCGGGGAACGCTCAACTCGGATACCTGGCGCTACACCGACATGGTGACGGCGGCTGACCGCGTGTTCGTGGCGGATGCAACCGGCCAGTTCGATGAACTGAGCCGCGATTATACCTCCGAGAGCATGGCGAACGTCTCAACCATGGGCACGGAGATGCAGCGGGAGTTTACATCGTTCCTGCCATCGCAGTCCGGGCGGATGGCGATCAAGACGGTGAAGCTGGAATGCGCCAAGGGCGTCGGCATTTCCACCGGGCAGGGGTCTGATCCTGTCGTGGAGATGCGGCAGAGCAAGGATGGCGGCAATA